GTCGGAGTGGACGATGTTGGCTTGTTCTTCGCGGCAGACCTATCGAGGACGAAAGCGGCGAGGGAGCTGTACGCAGATTTCAAAGCTGAAATGATAACTAAAGCGAGTTGGCGGTTTGCGCTCGGCGATTACGAATACGTTCCGAAAACGCGCACCATCCTCCATCATTCGGTGAGGAAAATCTATGACATCTCGGCGGTCAGCATACCCGCCAACAAAAACACAGAAATCAATGCTCGTAGCTGGGTCGACGGAGTGATTGGCGCAGCGGCTCGGAGTGAAGCAGAGCTTGAAGATAGACGCAGGAAACTGCGCATTAAACTACTCATGGAGGGTTAAAGAATGGACAGGATAGAAGAAATCGCATCTCGCCTTGCGGAAATCGACGGCAAAGTTGACAGCGCACAGGGCGATGAACTCACAGCGTTTGAAGCAGAGGTAAGAAGCCTTGCCGATGAGCGCAAAGCCATCGAAGCCGAAGCCGCTAAAAAGCAGCAGCTTCGCAGCGACATTGCGCAGGGCAAAGTTCCTGCGGACATTATCGAAAGAAAGAGAAGAGAGGAAAAATACATGGAAAACACTACTTACGGCATCGACTCCGTCGAATATCGCAGCGCATGGCTGAAGAACTTACAGGGCGCGAAGCTTAACGAGGTTGAGCAGAGAGCTTACGCTTCAGCCGATACCCACAACGCTATCCCCACGCTTGTCGCTGACAAGATGTTTGAGAAGATGGTCAAACTCGCACCGATGCTCTCCGAAATCACGCTCATGCGTGTCGCAGGAAATCTGAAGTTCGTGACCCAAGGCACTCGCAATGTGGCTGCGGTTCATACGGAAAACACGGCAGTATCTGCGGCGGCTGACACCGTTGTCACCGTAACCCTCGGAGCGAAGGAATTCATGAAGGTTATCGGGATATCGAAGGCGGCGGCGAATCAGAACGTTGACGCTTTTGAGGCATGGCTCGTTAATCTCCTCGCTGGCGACATCGCGAGGGCGATTGATAACTATATCATCACCAACTCGACCAACGGCATCGCCGCAATCACCTATACCACCAGCACCAACCAAATCCTCAACACCGCCACCACGGGTTATACCTATGGCAACATCTGCGACTTGATTGCGCTCTTGCCTGCCGCCTACGACTCAACCGCGAAGTTCCTTGTGAATAAGAAGACGCTTTGGGGTTCGATTGCTTCAATCGTCAACAGCTCGGGCAATCCCATCTTCGTCCCCGACATCGCAGGAGGACCCGGCGGTCGTTTGCTCGGCTACCCTGTATTGGTGGATGACTATGTCACCACCGCGGACAACGCATTGTACCTCGGCAACTGGACTGACGTTGTCGGCAATCTCTCCGAGGGCGTAAACGTTGAGCGTGACGAGAGTTCGGGCTTCATGAGCGCGACTATCAACTATCGCGGCTACGCTGCTTTTGACAGCAAGCCCGCGAAGGCTGATGCCATCGTTCGTCTTGTCGCTACTGCGTAACAAGGCTTGATGGGAGGAGGGCGGTCGGCTCCCCGCTCTCCTCTGAATATTTTAGGAGCCGCGAAAGGAGCCAAGAAATGAAAATCATCATAGCCGTGCCTTGTATGGATTCTCTTGATGTGGACTTTGTCCGCTCACTCTATGCGTTGGAGCGTAGAGGTGAAACGAGCTTGGCACTCAATCCGAGTTCGCTTGTATACGCAAGCCGCGACACGCTTGCGGAAGTCGCCGTACTTGAAAAGTCCGATTATGTGCTTTGGCTGGATTCCGACATGGTTTTTCCCGCTGACACGCTCATCGACTTGCTTGCGACAGGGAAAGACTTCGTAACCGGTCTGTGCTTTCGTCGCCGCGCACCGTTTAATCCCTCGATTTACAAACGGATTCGCATGGGGCTACCCGATGAGTCGGTGGTCGAAGCATACGATGACTATCCATCGGATTCGCTCTTTGAGATAGACGCTTGCGGTTTCGCTTGCGTCCTCGTAAAAACCGAGATGCTCAAAGCGGTGTTGCAGGAGAATCGGACAGCGTTCCAACCGCTACCCGGTTACGGCGAGGACATCAGCTTCTGCATCCGCGCCAAGAAACTCGGCTACAAGCTGTTTTGCGACAGCCGTGTAAAAATCGGTCATGTCGGGCGTGTTGTTGTAAGCGAAGAATCGTACAGGCACTATAGGGAGGCTCAAAGCAATGGCAGCGTATGAAACAATCAGCAAAGTCAAGGACGACTTGCGTATCACCACCACCAAGCTCGATATGGACATTTCGCACCAAATCGATGAGTGCGTCAAGGATCTGACCATCTGCGGAGCAATCGGGACGCTGACCGAAGCGGACACAGGCATCTTCGCGGCGATACGGTTGTGGTGTCGCTCTCATTATGCGGACGATACCACCGCGATGATGGCGTTCAAGAGCAGATACGACCAGTACAAGGGTACGCTGATGATGGCAGATGGGTACGGAGGTGCGACAAGTGTTACATGACGTTTTGACGCTCATTACTCAGACTCAGACCGTTGACGCATACGGCGACCCAGCCATCACCGAATCATCACAGGAACGCTACTGCATGGTCAAGAGCATCTCGCAGTCGGAGTTCTATCAAGCTTCGGCTTCGGGTCTGAAGCCCGAAATAAAGTTCGTTTTGTCCGACTATTACGAGTACGATGGGCAGAAATACCTCGACTACAACGATGTGCGCTATACGGTACTCCGCACCTATCGCAAGGGGCGAAGCATTGAGCTAACGTGCTACACTCAGGTTAACAGCTAATGGGACTCCCGAAGAGCGTTGTCAAACTCAAAACGAAACAGGGCAAGACCGAAATCGAGTACATAAGCAACGTTGACCAAGCCGAATATCTCATCACCGAGCTGACGAGAGCGGCATTACGCGATGTCGGGAAGTACATATCGCGAGTATGCAACCAAGCGGCACAAAAGCTTCCTGGCATGAAAAGAAGTCGCCGTGTGCGCGGTAAATCATCAGCGTTCCAATACTGGGTGCGCAAGCGAGATGGCGATTTGCAAGTCGGGATTAAGCATGGCACTTGGTACGGCGAACAGCAGGAGCTTGGCACTCGCAGACAACCGAAGCGCGGGATTTTGCGAAATTCAACATATGACAACCTCGACAAAATCCGAGAAATCGAAGCGCAATACCTATCCGCTCTCAGCCAAGAAGCTGAATCGGCGGCGGCGATTTGCGATGAAAACGATTATGAGGGAGGTGCAGACGATTGAGCAAAACAGGAGAGCTGCGAAAGCTCATCAAAACCAAGCTCGACACCATCATGGACGGCAAAACGTACTATGTTTCAGCTTCGGCGAAAGCAACGTTTCCATATGCCGTGTTCTCGTTCCAGTCGGTTGACCTCGGCGATTTGAGCCGTGACGATATCGAGCTGTGCGTTGATGTTTTGAACAAAGCAACGTCCGAACGGTCAATCGAGGACATTTGCGACGATATCGAAGCATTGTTCAACGGTGCGAACTTCCCAACTGCGGCGATACTCCCAACGATTTGGAGGCAGAGCCGATACCCTGTGCAAGAGGATGATAAGGCGATTCGCCACATCCAAATGACATACTACATCCAAAATTACGAAAGGACGTAAGAAAATGGCAGCAACAACATACACAGGCTCACTTACTGTAGCTACTACAGACTACAAAGCCGTTAAGTGGGTGGGCAAGACCAAGGCAGGAACGGCGATAACCATCGAGATGCTCCAAGCAATCAACAAGGGCAACGTCGAGTGGACTTTCGCCGAGAAGGACGATGTTTGCCCCGAAATCGAGTTTGAGGGCGTTTATGAGGATTCCGCTCTGACCGCAGGAACGGCAAAAGAGCCTTGGACGATACTCCTCGCCGATGGAGCGCAGACCGCAACCTCGTCCGAGATAGTCCTCGGTTCGGGTGCGTTCTATATCGGGACGGCAGGAACAACCGCAACAAACAGGGTCGCGCTGACTCGCGGCGGCGGTTCATTCACGGTTGAACGCGAATACCGCGAAATCAACGCTGACGGCGACCCCGGTGCAGTCAAGGGCAGAATTGTGCAGGAGGGCGGCAGACCGAAGCTCAAGCTCACGGCTCTGCAATGGCTCACGAACATCGCCGATTTGTATCCCGGACTTTCTACGGTAGTATAACTCACAGGGGGCGGCGTTGACCGCTCCCGCAATTTTGAAAGGAGCTAAAAAATGAGAAAACTAAAGACACGCGATGTCCCTGTGCTGTGCCGTTGCTTGAAGGCTATCGGCATCAAGGACGAAATCAAGGCGATTGCTCAGAACCCCGAAGCCGCCAAGAAAGACGCTTGGGACAAGGGTTTTGACCTCGTCTATGACCTTTTCGATAAAGCGACCGAGGAGAACGGCGAACAGTACATTTACACGTTTCTTTCGGGTCCTTTTGAGATGGATGCCGAAGCGGTGGCTGATATGGACATCGCTGACCTTTTCGCCGCTATCAAACAGCTTGCGGAGGAAAACGACCTCGCGGGTTTTTTCGGCTCTGCGTTGCGCTCGATGAAGTAGAGCTTTACGACTTGCTCCTGCATCGATATGGGAGCGTGGACGCAGTATTTGACTTGCCGCTTAGTGTAGGACTCGACCTCATCATCAAGGCGCGAACGGC